TTTATTAGTTTTAACTTGTGTACTCCCGGTGGGGGAGCAGGTTGGACGCCCACTCGTGAGGTCTTGCAATCGCTAATACTGTAATTACTATTAGACTTATTGATAATTCTGCTTCTGATAGTGATAATTTTATTAATTCAGTTTGAAATTTATTTAGATTTGCTTGCATGGGATAAGATTATATTATATATTTGTACTCGTAGTTATAATAATGTAAATCCTAAACAAAGTAAAACTATGGAAACAAAAATTGCATTTAGTCCTCGTGGTAATAAAGTTCTTCTTCGTGCAGATTTTGAAGTATCTACTCTTAATATTCTTAATAACGAGGAAATTAATAAAATTCCAGCTAAAGCTTATACGGTTATAGCTATTGCAGAAAATGTCAAAGGTCTTAAAGTTGGAGATAAAGTAAAACTGGAAAACGGTTGTATTCCTACTCTTATTCAAATGCCGGGCGATACTCAAACACTTTCAGCTAAACAGAAAGTTCACCGTGAAGGTAAATCTATCATTGGTGTTGGAACTGTTAAGTTTAGTGAGTTTGTTCTTGTAGATGAATATTCTATCGTAGGTGTTTGGATTGAATCTCCTGCCGTTAATAATTAAACTATGCTTAATCCTTTTGTTTATGATAAGTTAGTTCCTTTCGTAGATGAACGTATTGAAAAACATCTTAAACCTTATGTTCTTCGACGACCTGCTTCTTATAAACGAAGTGTTGCAGCTTGGGAAAAGTTAAGACCTGACCAAAAGGCGAAAGTATTAGAGTTACTGGAAAGAACACAAAAGGATAGTGTTGCCAAAGCTATGATGCGAGGAGATGAAGTTGTTAGTGTTCCTCGTGTTGGTAGATTTGAATACAGTCCAGCTAAATTCTTTAAGAAAACTCATGCTGAGGAACTTGAAGGTTTAAGTCGAGAGGAACGTAAAGCAAAGATTATTGCTTATCATATTGCTAATCGTCGTAGACGTAGAACTGCCGAAGAAGATGGGAAGAAAATGCGTTTCAGAAAAGATTTTGCCAAAGGGTAGAATACTGTACTTTAATGAAGAGGAACATAAGTACACAGATGATTTAGGTAATGGTTACATATCTGTTACTACTCTTATTGGTAAATATACACAAGAATTTAAGAAAGAAGAAATTGCCGCAGCGTGTGAACGTATAGGTAAGAATCCTCGACATCCAAAATATCAAAAATATAAAGGTAAAACTAAGAAACAAATTCTTTGGGAATGGGAACAAGAAACTATTAAGGCTTGTGACAAAGGAACAAAGAAACATAATTACCTTGAAACTGCTATTAAGACTTGTAACGGATATAAGCTGAACGCTAATGGTTTTATCAATGATAGAATTTACACGATAGATGATATTGTTGATAGTCATAAATACGGTAAGCTTAATCTTGAATATTTTGTTAAGACTGGTATTCGAGAAAAGTATCCTGATATATTTAGTCTGATTGCTGCTCTTGTTACTAAAGGTTATCATATATACGCTGAGATTGGTGTTTATGATAGTCAAAATCTTGTTTCCGGTCTTATTGATATTCTTTTAATTCGTGGTAATGAATTTATTATTTTAGACTGGAAAACTAATAAAGCTCCAATTAGATTTGAAAGTGGTTATTATGATAAGAAACTTGATGGTACACTTGACCTCAATAATTTTATTTATAAAGAGGAATATTTTGGTGCACCACTTGACCACCTCGCAGATAGTATAGGTAATCATTATGCAATGCAACTTTCTACTTATGCTAATCTTGTTGAGAGCTGGGGTTATAAAAATGTAGGAATTATTCTCTGTCATATTAGAACTATTCAGAATCAATTTCAAGACGAGAATGAAGAAGATGAGGAAGTAGTAGAAATGTATGATATTCCTTATCTTAAAAATGAAGTCGGAATGATGATTGCTGATTATTCAAGTAAACATATTTATAAAACTGCTAAAACACTTTTTTAAACTATGAAAACTATTAAGATTTATTATATAGATACTCGTGGCAAACTTGCAGTAAATCTTATTAGGATTTTTAATAGTAATTATCGTGGGCAACTATAAAATTTAGTTTGGACGATAGAAGTGTTATAAGTGATGATGCAAATGGTGTCGCCAGTGGGCGTCCAACCCACTCCCCCACCGGGTGAGGGTGCGGAGCACCCGAAAGGCCGAGCGGAGCGAGGCCCACACAAGTTACAAAAAGTATTACAAATATGAAAGCAACTAAGGAATCAAAATATAACGCATTATTTAATAAACTTATTGGTGTAAATGATTTACCAAATAGACTTATTGAAATTGCGAAAGATTTAGAATATCCTATATTTAGGAAAAATGATAAATATCCTATTAATCTTAATATCTGGGGTATTCGTTCTAAAAGTACTTGTACTAAACATTATAACGATGTTATTGTAATGTTTTATGAACGAGATTTTAATATATGGGAATGTATGGTTTTCGAAGCTACTACTGACCCAAGTAATCTAAATCTTGAAACTCCTGTTAATAATAAAGGTTGTGCAGTTCTTCGAGAAGGTGTACACAAAGCTCTTTGGAAAATAGGTAAACATAAAGGACAATATAAAGCACTTGTTCAAGCTAATCCTTGTCAAGTAATTCGTGACAATAATCGAGATGACAAAATTGATATTACCGATAATACTGACTTTGGTATGTTTGGTATTAATTTACATAGAGCGTCAAGCTGGAAAGTAAGTGATGAGATTGGTCTTTATTCTGCTGGTTGTCAAGTTATCAAAGATGTGAATCAATGGAATGATATTATTATTCCTTTATTTGATAAGGCAATTGGTAAAGGAACTCAATCTTATGTTCTTATTAATGAAATGGATTTAGATTTGTAAGCTATGAAAGATATTGTTCGATATATATTTTATATTGTTTTAATTCTTGCGATTGGTATTGGAGCTACTTATTTACGTAGGCATATTAATCGTAAGTTTTTAGGTATTGAAAAACATAATGAAACTATTAAATCTTTAAGAGATAGTCTTAATAGTTTCATTGAGAAATATGATAGGATTATTAATGAACAACAATTTGTTATTGATAGTCTTAGAGGAATTAAACAAAAAACTATTACTATTTATGAGAAAGCTGAAAGTGATTTTAATGATAGTAATATCATTAGTGATGATTCCGTTCTCCGCTATATCGCAAAAAAGATACAAGATTGATAGCGATACAGTTATTGTTTTTACTCCGAAAGAAACTCGTAAGTTAGCTATAAAACTTCTTGAAGGTGAAAAGTATGAAAAACTTTATCTTACTGCCAGTGAAATTCAAAAGGTACAAGATAGCGTTATATCCTTCCAGTCTTATCATATTGCTATTCGTGATAGTCTTTTGGTTGTTTCTTTTGGTGGCCTTGATTCACTCAATAATAAGTTAATTGATTACCAAGAAAGATATTTAGCTGAACGAAAAAAGAAACGTAGAAATGGTTGGATTGCAGCTGGTTCTATTGCTTTGAACGCTGTATTAATATTTGTATCAAGTCGATGAGTAAAATTAAAAATTATATTCCTAAGAATTGTGTATTAGCTGGTGTTGATATTCTAACTGTTATTACAGAGAATAAACAAAACGCTGGAAATATCGGTAAATCTTCTATTGCTAATGGTGTAATTCAATTACAATCATTAGATTATGGAATTGAGATTTCTAATACACAAATGCAGAATACATATTTTCATGAACTTGTTCATCAAATGCTTAGTAGTATTGGTGAATTAGAATTAAGTGAAAATGAAAAGTTTGTTCAGAATATGGGAAATATGATATTTGAATTTCTTCGTACTGCTGATTGGATTAGATTAGAAGAGTTCAAACATAATAAGTTTTCTGATGCAGATAGTAATGCACCTTTTATTAAAGAAGGTATTGCTGAAATAAAATAATGTATGGTACATGGATTTAAGATAGAAAATGATAAACTAATTCTTGATGTAGAAGAAATACTTCAATATCCTTTACTTCAACAGATATATGCTCGTGATGATAGTAAAGATAAATCTTTTGCAGAAAAAGAATTTAGATTTATACTATATTTATCCGATAGAAAAGGTTATGTAACGAAAGCAGGACTTACTAAAAAAGAAGCTTATGCTTATGCTAAGTCTAATGCCGGTTTGGATGAATCTTATCTACCGGATAAAGTTGTTTTATCTGCTATTGAATTTGTAAAATCAAATCTTAATATTACAGCTGTTGAAGATTTAATTAATTCTACTATTAAATCTTTGAATCTTTCAAGTAAGTTAGTTCGTACATTAACTGATGGTATAGAAGATTTAATGTCGAAAGAACTTGAAATGAAAGATTTAGCTCTTTGTGAAGATACTCTTAAACAAATTATTAAAATTGCTAATGAAATTCCTGCACGAGTTGAAAGTCTTACTGAGCTTAATGATAAGTGGGATAAGATTGAAAAAGGTGTAACATCAATTCGTGGTGGAGCTGAATATAGAGATAGCTATGACGGAACAAATGATAGAGCATCTAATGCTCCTAACGAAACAGAAACATTATCGTAAAGATAATCGTTATGATTATGAAACTGGTCGAAGTCCGTTTATAGATTACATACTTGAAGATAAAGAAAGTTATAAACCTTTATCTTCAAGTATTTGTCGTTTTACTGGTAAACCTTGGATTGATAGAGATAACGATTTTCTTATAGGTGAAAGTGGTGGTGTACTTATGAAAATAGATTTTGTTTTCGTAGGTACTGAAATATTTAGTCGTGTTGCAGACTTTTATGAGAAACATGGATGTTATTGTCTTGAACCAGATGATAGTCCTAATGCCATAAAGTTTTGGCAACGTGAAATGGATAGACGAGTCAAAGGTGTTCAAGCATATTGTAAATTATACATTAAAGATATTCCTGCTTATTTAGCAGCTAAATCTGATGCTGAACGTAAAGCTTTACTTCATAAAGTTCGTATAACTGGCGACCATTATAATTATCTTAATTATGGTCGTATCGAACGTGCTCCTAATGAAAAGGAACGTAAACAGTTAGATAAAGAGGGAAGATTTAAGGTTAATACTGTTGAAGGCTTTCCTCGATTTTGGGATGGAGATTATTGGAACTTTAAGATTGATGAGCTGATTGCTAATAATAGTTGTAACTTATGTAAAGCAAAAGCTCGTCGTAAAGGTTTTTCATATAAACGTGGTAGCCAAGCAGCTAATACTATCAACGCAAATAAGAATGTAACTGTTACACTTGCTGCCGACCAAATGGATTACTTAACTGAAAAAGGTGCTACATCTTATATGGTTAAAGTTAATCTCGATTGGTATGAAGATAAAACTTATTGGCGAAGAGGTTATCTAAGTGAGAACTTTGATAAAGGTATTGAACTTGGATATAAGAAATCAAAAGAAGGTCAAAAAGCTTTCGGATTTCGTAGTAAACTTTTAAGTGTTGCTATTGGTAAAAATGAAAGTGCCGCAGTAGGTAAGAAAGCTATTGAAACTGATTTTGAGGAAGCAGGTAAATGTTTTGGGGAAAATACTGGTTTTATAATGTCTGATGGACAAATTAAATTTGTTCAGGATATTAAAGTAGGTGATAAACTTATGGGACCTGACGGAAATCCTCGTACAGTATTAGCTACTATAAATGGTGAAGATGATTTATACGAAGTTACTCCTTTAAATGGTGAATCTCATGTTGTAAATAGTAAGCATGACATTTATATGATTTATAGGAAAAGTTATGGTAATATATGTAAACCGATTACTATGACTGCTCCAGATTATATAAATATGATTAAAGAACATCCTCGCTGGAAAGATAATCATGCTCTTATAAAAACATGTATTGATTTTGATAAAAAGAATGTTAAAATTGAACCTTATGTTTTTGGATTATGGATTGGTGATGGAGATAAAGATACATGTAGATTTACCAATGAAGATAGTGAAGTAATTGATTATTTAAAAGAATATTCAAAAAATAATAATCTTGATTATTCGATTGCAGATACTAATTCTAATGCTAAAAGAATTACATTAGTAAAATGTGAAGATGCTTCGGATAATTGGTTTAGACAAGAACTTTTTAATATGGGAGTTCTTCATAATAAATATATTCCAAAAGAGTACATTTATACTGATAAACAAAGTAGATTAGAATTTTTAGCTGGTATTATTGACACTGATGGTTCTTATGATTCTAAAAAACATAATTTTGAAATAGCTCAAAAAGACCCTGCAATTGTTTATGATATTGTTTATATTTGTAGAAGTCTTGGATTGAAAACCACTGTTTCAGAAAAGATTATAAGAGGTGTTACTTATTATAGAATTTTTATTTTATCTGGTTGTCATTTAATTCCTACTAAAATAAATCGTAAAAAAGCAGAAAATTATATTTCATTACAAAAGAATGCATTGGAAACTCGATTTGATATTAAATCTATTGGTCGAGGTAGATATTATGGATTTGAAGTAGATGGTGATAATCTTGTATTATTAGAAGATTTTACTATTACTCATAACTGTCCTAATCTTCAAAAAGCATTAGACGTTATGATGTCTAATAGTGAATCAGGTGCAATGCGAATTGGTACTATTCGTGTGTATGGTACAGGTGGTACAAAAGGTGCTAACTGGGAAGCTTTCAGTAATTGTTTTTATAATCCCGGAAAGAATGATATGCTTCCTATGGAAAATATCTGGGATGCTAATAGTAGACATGCTGTTTGTGGTTTCTTTTTTCCGCAGATATGGGATTATGAACCTTTTATAGAAGATGGTAATTCTTTACTGTTTGCTTCTTGGAAGGATGATTATGACAAGAAACGTGGTGCAGAAAAAGAGAAAGATGCTGGTGAATATAATATTTATGTAGGTCAACGTGCTAACAGTCCTAATGAGGCATTTACGAACACACAAGAGAACATTTTTCACAGTCCGGAACTTACTAATCATATTAACGCTATTAAATATGATAAGTCTAATCATTTTTATGAAGATGGTTGGTATATACTTGATGATGGACGTGTTAGATTTGTTACTAAACAGGAATGTATTGAACGAGCTATATTTGGTTACGATAGATTCCATGAGTATATAACTGATGTACCTCATAATTCAAAGACTGATGTTCATGGTTGTATAAGAGAATTTTATTCTCCTATTCCAAATGATGGTAGTCTTTATTTTATTTCTTATGACCCATATCGTGTAGATAAAAATAAAGAAGAAGTTAGTACAAAAAATTCACTTGCAAGTTTTCAAGTGTGGATGCGTACTAACAGTAAAACTCCTTACATGGGTAAACGACTTGTTGCTTCTTATTGTGGTCGTCTTGATACTATGGAAGCTGTCGATAAACTTGTTCTTTATGCTTGTTTACGTTGGAATTGTAAAGTTCTTTATGAGGCTGGTACTGGTGAACTTGTTACTAATTTCAAGAAATGGGGTTATAGAGATAAATTGTTGAAAGACCCAAGTAGTTATATTAATCGAAGTGTTGATGGCCCTCGTATTACTGGTTATGGTATTGTAATTGGTGATGGCGATATTAAATTAGAGGGTATGCGCATGGTGCGGGATTTCTTATACGAAATTGTCGGAAAAACGTCCGACGATACACCAATATATAGATTTAATCAAATTTATGATATAAGTTTCTTATTAGAGTTGGATAGATTTATATTTGGACGTAATGCAGACCGATTAAGTTCGGCTATCGTTGCAATGTTTGAATTTCGTAAAGATTCCCTTTTACTTGAACGAGAAGCTAACTCGAAAAGTAAAACTAATAACACTGGTCGTAAAGTTAATAGATTCCTAAAATGAGTGAACGTGATTTAAGAGCAACTCCACTTGTTATGCCTGACCAGCGTGCAAGTACTGCTACAAAACAAACGAAAGCTTGGTACATTCCTAATTGTAATTATTGGATTAATCTTGCTATTGGTCAGAATGATAAAACTGTTACGCAGAAATTTCTTGATGCTGCTAATGGTTTAGTAGACCCTAAGACTTATGAATATGTTCTTCGGAATTATATTGATAAGGTTGGTGAGAAAGCTGTCATGTATGGTGAGATACGTGATGTAGATTTTCTCACTCCTATTAAAGAACGATATATGGGAGAATTTATTAATATGTTCTCTAATTATCAAGTATTTAATAATGACCCTTCTGTAACTCTTGCTCGCAATAAAGTTCTTGCTGATAAAGTAATGGCTTATTGTAATCAAGAAATTATTAATCGTCTTAATGAAGCAGGATTTAATACTGGTCAAAAGACAATTAAGCAAGGTGAACTTAACGATATTATTGAGGAAGTTCTTAACGATTGGATTGATGATGTAACTATTACAACTCAAAAACGTCTTGAACTTATTAATACTATTGTTGAAGCAAAAGACAAGTATCAACAATGCTATTTCTATTGGTGGGCTTGTGAAGAGGTTTATACTTATCGAGAAGTTTATAAAGGTGATGTTTATCTTCAAGTAATATCTCCTCTCGAATATTATCGTATTGAAAGTGGTCAACGATATATTGAAGATGATGATGCAGGACTTCGTGTCTATCGAATGACTATTCCTCAAATCATTGATAGATTTCGTGATGAACTTACAGATGCAGAAATGAATTATCTTAAAGATATTTATACTGTATCTCCTAAATATGATGCTCCTGATGGCATAGTTCAAATCTTCAATAAAACAGATTTTGCTGAACGTAAAGCTATCTTACATACTAACGTAGAAGCGCTTCGTAGTGAAGCTCGATTATATGGTAAAGAAATTGATATTTATCATTATGTTTGGAAAACTGAAATTAAACAAGGTATTCTTAAACATCGAGATTTATTAGGAAATATCGTTGAAAGTGTTGTAGACGAGAATTATGAATTTGATGCTTCCGCTGGTGATATTGAAATTGAATGGGAATGGATAAATCAAGTTTGGGAAGGTTGGCGTATAGGTGGTTGTCATAGTGGTATTTATATTAAGCCACGACCTATCGAAGTTCAACGTGAAAGGTTTAACAATTATAGTGATTGTAAATTACCCTATAATGGTATTGTAGGTTTACATAAAGATAATCTTCGTAATCCTATTCCTTTCCGTGTTTTACCTTATCTTGCTCTTTATCGTATTTATACTTTACAACAAGAACGTGCAGTAGCTAAGTTTAAGTCTTGGCTATTATTCCCTGAAAGTATTCTCGCTGATAGTAGTGACATGACTACCGAGGAACGTCTTGCTGTTGCGAATAAAGATAGTTTCTTACCGTTTGATGATTCTGATGCACAACCTAATGCTTTACAATCTATTCGAGAAGTAGCTACGAGTGCTATTACGAATTATATTCAAATGCTTGATAATCTTAAACAAGGTTTGAAAGCAGAAGCTTGGGAAGCAGCTAATATGAATAATGCTCGCTTTGGTGATGCTAAAGATTATGCAGGTAAGGCTGTTAATGAATCGAATTATTCTCAAGCAATGACCGGAAGTGTTTGGAGTCTTGAATGTTTTAATCTCTTCCGTGAACGTGATTATATTGCAAATATTGATTACAGTAAGTTTGCTTGGATTGATGGTAAACGAGGTTCTTATGTAGACCCGACAACTAATAAAGTTGTTGTAGTTGATATTGATGGTTCTTCTGATTTCTCTGGTAATATTGGAATTTATATTCGTAATAATGCCGATGTTCAGAATAAGCTGAACATGATGAAAGAACTTGCTTTTAGCGCAGGTCAGAATGACCAACTTGAAGTTGCTATTGAAGCTATTGAGAATAATAATATTACTTCTATTGCTAAGAATATTAAGAAAGCTATTCAAGCTCGTCGAGATTATGAACTTCAAATGCAACAAGTTCAACAACAAGCTCAAGCAGAAGTTGAACAAATTGTTAGTCAGCGTGAAGCAGCTAAACAAGAATTTGAAGCTCAACAAAATGCTCTTGATAGAGAACATGATGTTAATCTTGAGATTCTTAAACAAGAAGGTGAAAAAGAGATTTGGAATATGCGACTTAAAGTCGATACCAATGGAAATGGTAATATAGATAAAGATGAAGCTATGGCTGCTCAATCTGGTTACACTGCTTCTGATGTTAATAGAATAAAGTTACAAAAAGAATTAAAGCAATGATGACCGAGAATTATCGACGGCGAGCAAGAGAACCTGCAAGATAATACTACTATAATTATTGATAATATATTATATATAGTATATCTTTGTTCATGTAATAATATTCAACTATAAATAAATACTAATATGGCTGTTGAAAAAGTTGTTATACCTGATGATGAAACTCAGGAGCAAAAACAAGAACGTCTTCGTAAAGAATTAGAAGAACGTAAAGCTAAGGAAGCTAAAGAAGCTCAAGAAGCTGAAGAACGACGTAAAGCTGAAGAAGAAGCTGCTCGTAAGAAAGCTGAAGAAGAAGGTGATAAGGGTGGTTCTACTGGTAATGGTGAAGAAGAAACTGAACCGGAACAAGTAGAAATTGATGGCACTCTTTACACACTTGATGATAACGGAAACGCAGTAGATGATAACTGTGAAATTAAGTTCACAAAAGAACAGATTGATGCAATGTCTGATGAAGGTGCTAATGAATTAGACGGTGATTATATCGAAGCTATTTCAAAAGCCAGTGGCATTGTTATTAAAGATGAGAAAGGTGAACCTGTTAAGTTTGAACCTACGGTTGAGGGTTTTGCTAAACGTGAAGCTGCTGTAAAAGCTCTTGGTGAACGAGAGGGTTTTGCAAAAGGTTTTAACGAATTTTTAGCTAACAATCCTGATATTGCAGCTCTTGTTGAATATAAGAGTAAGTTCGGTACAATCGAAGGTTATTCAGCAAATGTAGATTATAGTAAAGTTGAAATCAAAGATGATGATGATTTACTTGCTGATTTAATCTATAAAGCTGAAATTCAAAAAGGTACTTCTCCGGAACGTGCCAAACGAATTGTTGAGTTTGCAAAAGCAAATAACACTCTTAAAGATGATGCAACTGAAAGTCTTAATTGGTTGCGTAAAACTCAAGAGAGTGAAATTAAAGCAATTCGTGAACGTGAGGCCAAAGAAATGCAGGCTGAACTTGAAAAAGAAATTAAATACTTTGGTGTTTCTTATGAAGATGACGGTACTGTCAAAGTTCATAATGCACCGGGTAGTCTTTATGATTTAATTGTTGTTAAAGGTCAGATTGGAGAATACGCTCTTCCGAAAGAAGGTCTGAGAATTAAGACAACTGATGGTGAGAAACTTATTTCTCGTCAAGAGTTATTTGATTATTTCTCTCGTCCTGTTCAAGAGATTAACGGAATGGTTTATAGTCAAGCACAAATTGATGAGATTAATCGTCTTTCTAATCCTGCTGAATTGGCTATGCGATTTATTATGAATCTTGATGGTGGAGTTGACCAACTGATTAAAGCTGAACTTGCTAAAAAAGAAGTTAAACGTCTTCGTTCATTAGCAAGTAAGACTGGTAAAAACAATGGTAATCCCAGAGTTCAAAAGACTGCAAAGGATGATAAAATTGTTTTACCTATTAAATAAAGCAAATGTTCTTGCCTTATAATAATAACTTAACCAAAAATCTAATTTACAATGCGTGAAATTGGAACTGTGAAATTTGACTCGAATCAATATACAGATGCTAATATGCTTCTGAATTTTGATTTGATTGACCCTGTTAAACTTAATCGTAATCTTACTTATCTTTGGGGTAAGGATAGTGACAAGTATCCTCTTCTTACTCTTACTGAGGGTCAAGGGGCTGTTACAACAAAAGTTAAGCTGAATGGTGGTGATACTCAATATACTTGGGAAATTGCTCCTCGTCAGCGTGTTACTTCTCGTCTGAAAAAGCTGGTATCTGATAAAACTGCTATTCAGCCTTACGGAACTGTTGAGGTTGAAATGGAGGATAATTGGTTTATTTATCAGCACACGGCTATTGCTCCTTCGGGTATGCAATGGCGTATTCAGAATGAGGGTATTGCTACTTCGACTGGTGGATATGTTTATCGTTTTACCAATATGTCGGGTGCTCCTATCTCGGCTGATGCTGTTGCAAAAGACTTCATTAGTGGTGCTATTTGGGCATTAGGTGCTTCGACTATTCCGGGTAGCAAGTCTGACGGAAACCGCTCGAATAACCAGTCGTTCAGCAAGGCAACTAACCAGTATGGTTACTACCGTTTCTCGAAAGAGATTGCTGGTAACATGGGTAATAAGGTTGTTAATATTGCCTTTGATACTGCATCAGGTGGTGAGCGTAGTCTTTGGATGCCTTATGAGATGAAGATGTGGGAAATCATGCGACGCGAGATGCTCGAAGAGGACTTATGGTTCTCGGAGTACAACCGCGATTCGAATGGTATTATCCACTTAAAAGATGAAAAGACTGGTGAGGCAATTCCTCGTGGTGCTGGTGTTCTTGATATTCTCAAAGCCGTTGGTAATTATGAAACGTATTCTGTTCTGACACTTAATCGTTTCGACCGTATCATTACTCGTATCTTTGACAATCGTATTGATTCTACCGTTGAGGAACTTGTTCTTTATTGCGGTAAAGGTTTTGCACGAATGTTCAATGATGCTATTTACTATGATGCTCGTCTTAAGAATTACTTTGTAACTCTTGGTGATAACGAGATTAAGAGCGATGGTGAAATGATGTCTTATGGTAAGTATTTTAACCGTTATAAGATGTTTAATGGTAAGATTCTTACTGTTAAGATTGTTGATATGTTCGACCACGGTATTCGTGCTCGTCGTGACCGTGAAGCCGGTAATATGTATCAAGGTCTGCCCATTACTTCTTATAGTGCTGTATTCCTTGACCATACTATGGGTTCGAATGGTGAGCGTAATATTAAGTTTGTTTGTGAAGAGGGTCGTGAGTATAAAGTAGGTGTCTATAAAGGTATGGCTGAACTGCCTGCTTCGTGGGGACTTGCAAGTGGTACTCAACTGTCGGATACGAAGGATATTGCTTCTTATGAAGTTCTTGGTTCGCAAGGTATCAATATTGATAATCCTACTACTTCGTTCTGGCTTGATTTAGCTCTGAACTAAACACCTAATTTGAGTAGTAATAATCGAAAGGTTATTACTACTCATTAACATATAAAAGATTGAATAACTTAAAATGTTAAAAATATGATTAAAGTTAATCGTTCAGTTCGTATTGAATGGAGGAACAATCCTTCTTCTTTTGAACTTCGGAATAAAGATGCTTTCAAAACTGACTTTCTTCGTCTTGGTTCTGCTATTCGTCCTGTTAATGAACTGCTGAGCCGTAGTGAGGAAATGCGAGTTCTTCTTCCTACTGTTGTTGGTGTATCTCCTATTGATAGTTCTTGGCAAGAACGAATCACTACATACTTAAATGATTTCCTTCTTGAGATTCCTGTTCATGGCTTAGAGTTCGATACTTCTTACGTTTTAGATTTAGGTAATCCTGCTCTGAAAAGTAATATCGACGAACTTATTGGTAAACTTAAAAAAGCTGATAAGATTAAGAATGAAACTGGTTCGGAACTTGAATCTATTGTTCTGAAACGGATTAAGGAACTTGATGAAACGGAACTTTATAAGTATGTTACTTTTGTTAATATTCCCGATTATATTAGTTGGAGATATTGCCTTTTAAGTAGCAAAGTTGCTAATAAGGTTGAAGATATTAATAAGAGCGTCAATATTCAATTTTATCTTACTTCGGATAGTGAGCGTAAAGCACTCAAAGCTGCTCGGACGAAACTTCGCACTGATGCTCTCAAGAAATATACAGAACTTATTAATAATCCGAATAGCGCACTTATCGACAATGTTGTTGTATCGACAGGTAGCGTAGGCGATTATTCGGAATTTATGGCAATGACTGCCGATGATAAGCAATCTGTTCTTCTTGAACTTATTGACAGTGACCCGCAGAAGTTTATTAGTATTATTGATGATAAACATCTGGAGATGAAAGCTAAGATTACTATTTATCTTTGGATGAATATTATTCGACAACTTCCGAATAGTTCTATCATTGTCGATGCTTCTAATCCGGAAAATGTTATTGGTAATAATATTAATGATGCTATCTCGTATTTCTCGAATGATAACAACAAAGGTATTGTTGCCGAGTGGAACGCGAAGTATCGTAGTTTGAAAGGTTAGTCATGTATGAAACGGTAAAAGAATTACATATCGAAATAGAGCAACGAATACAGCAGATAACATCTAATAGACATCGGAGTATTGCTCCTCAGTTTATTGATATGATGCTGAATCGAGCTGCCGTTAAATATATACAAACTAAATCAAATAGGAAAACTAATTATAAAGGCGAAGGTCTTGAAGATAGTAAAAAACGTGTAGATGATATTCAATCATTAAAACGTGAAACACCGTGGCTTAAACTTAAACGTGATAAGCAAGATGCGGATTATCCAAATAGAGCTTTCGTTATTCTTCCGGGTGATTATCTAAAACTTATTTCTTCTACTTCTCGATTAACTTATGGCAAAGCTCGACTTGTTGAGAATTTACATGAGGTCTATCCTGATGATGAAGTTAAGAATTTATATTATCATCTAATTGATTTGTCTAAAATTGCCTTAACTGGTGATGAATTTAATGGACAAATTATTGTTAATGGGAATGAGATTGATATTTCAGATATTCTTTCTCTTTATGATAGTGATTCAGATAAGATTGATTTGTATGAAATTGCAGGTTTAACTTGTGATAGATTACGTCAAACTCTTTCTAATGAATATAATGTTTATTGGGAGAATCTAATTGGTCGTTATTATAAAGATTGTATTATTATTACTTCTAATGCAAAAGATGAAATTGCATTGAAAGTTAATAATACAGACATTCCTGTTATTACTTATAATACTACTTATGACGAGTTCGTAAATGTAGGAAATAAGTTTTCTGAAAATGATTTAATTGCTACCGAAAATATTCGAGCTACTCTAAATAACTTCTATGGTAATAAAAATAGACATCTTAATCCAATAAGTGAACTTGTTGATGATAGGTTGTTTGTTTATTACGGTAATGATTTTTGTGTTGATGCGGTTAAGATTTCATATATTAAGAAGCCACGTCTTTTTAACATTGATATTAACCAAATGTCAGATATGGAAGTTACACCTGATTTCATAGATAGTGTAGTTAGCGATATTCTTCTTGTTCTTAAAGATGACAGTTTTAGTGCTGTTAAACAACAATCAAATTTAGAATAGAAAATGAAAAGTGTAATTGTCGCAAATGATTTTCTGACAACACTTGCTAATAATGATGTTAGCAAGCTGACTCGCGGACAAGCTGTTCTTCTTAATTCGGCTGGTAAAGTCGTTGCAGCTGCTTCGGATGTCAAGGATGACGAAATGTTGCAGTTTGTTCTTGGTCTTGGTGATGGTAAGGTTAAACGCGGCGTTTGGATTAATCCTAAATGGTCTAAGCAACATAAGGAAAAGTATCTTGCTCCTGTTGGTAAAACGTATAAGTTTACGAATCTCGTAGCTAATCGTGGTATTGGTTATCAAGGTTTCGATGCTGAGGTTATTATCTCGTGCAAGCCTATTAATTCTTTTGGTGGTTATCCTCTGGAAGTTTACAATGCCAGCGTAACTATCAACGGAATTGACGAAGCAAGTGCAGATATTATTGCTCGTCTGAAAGTTGAAGTTGAAAAGACTTTAACTAAGATTAATGCTCGTTTTGGTGCTGATAGCATTACGATTGATGATTTCACCGAAGCAAGTGTTACGTTCACTGGCGCCGCAGGTTTTGAGTATTATGTAACGTTTGATGGTATTCTTCGTGCTACGCTTGAAGAGGGTACTGAGAATCAAACTCCGGTTGGTACTTATGACCAAGTTGCTAAACTTGAGAAAGAAGCAGATGTTGCTGGTGTAGGTTATAATCCTAATTTCAAGGAATATGACCGTGTTTATGGTGATATTTTTACAGCTACCGAGGGTGTTATGTATGACACTTATGTAATTACTTCTCGTGCTGATTTCACACATCCCTTTAATTTACATACAGAGGGTTTACAGGTTACTCAATTTATTGCTATTGACAATACTAAAACTTCTGCAATTACTGCACTTGAAGGGATATTGGCACTCATTAAGTAAGAAATTGATTTGTTAAAAATGTAACCACAAGGATAACTCCTAATGCTATTAATTGTGGTGTTAGGAGTTATTCTCTTAATGATGCTAATGTTATGTGACAAGTGGGCGTGCAACCTCCTGCCCCACCGGGGAGCGAGGCCGCAGGCCGAGCCATACAAGTTGCACCATTATTATTATTAATCGTCATATAACAATAAATACGATTAGTATTATGATAAAGAGAATATGGAATAAAATAACTACTTTTTTAAGTGGTTATTATTCAGAACATAAAGACGATATTATTATTGGTTTCGTCATTGCTACTGTCGTAGGTATTTTATTTAAGGCTACTGTTGCTACTTGGTTTATGAGTTTATGGATTACATTAGCTTATCAAATCATTACTTGTGGTATTCAAGCTGCAAGAAAGAAAGCAATAACTGGTCTTAAAATTCATCCTATTATTATTAACTTTGTAGTTGGAGTATTTATTTCGTTATTGTTCTTTGTATGGCAGTAATTAATCTTCGAAATGTTGTAGCGCTCGGTGTACTTGAAGATGGTGTATATCCAAGTGTTTATAATGGCCAAACCGGAGAATATATTGGTACAGTAAATGGTGAAGGTGCTGGTGTTAAAACAGTTCCTACATTATATATGTACTATCGAAAGAATGGCCACCTATATTTATATAGGACAAAAGAGAGGATTGAAATAGACTTAACTAATGTAACTGCTTACGATAATAGTGCTCTATTTAAGCTAACTGAAAAATCTGATATTAGTTCTGCAAAGATTACCGAGTTTGAATCTCGAAATATTGATGTAGGACATTATGAATATAAAGTTCCGTGGGTTAAATCAACTCAACAATATCTTTATATACTTGTACCGATTGTTCGTTCTATACATACAATTACAGTACAAGGTATCATAAGTAATCAGATATTTACTCTTACTGGTATTTATGTTCATGAAGGTAAATCTTGGTGGATTTATCGAACGAATGTAAAGACCAATTTTGATTTTAATGATGCTGTTAATGAGATTCTTGATGTTCAAGTATATGTTCGTGAGCTTACAGCTGAGGACTTAAATCCTGTTGAACAACTTACAAAACTTTTATTTGAACATATTAATAATAAGTTTAATCCTCATGAGGTAACAAAAGAACAAGTTGGTCTTGGCAATGTTGATAACACTGCCGATATGGATAAACCTGTATCTCGACCTCAAAAAGAGTACATTGATGCTCTTGAAAATAGGGTTAAAGGTTGGTTCAAACAGTTGAATGTTTGGATTAACAATCATGTTACAGAAGTTAATAAAAAGTTTCAAGATGTTTGGGCTGCTATAAACAAGAAACTTGATAAAGAAGATTACGAGAATGACAAAGATAATTCCAATGCTCATATTCGTAATTATGATAATCCTCATAGAGTTACTGCCGCACAAGTTGGTTTACCAACAGCCGCAAGTGATATTGAGAAATTAAAACAAAAAGCTCAAGAACTTCAAGGTTTGCTTATTAATAAGCAAGATAAAACTTCTGAAGAACTTGTTACTGATAATAAACGTATTGTAGATGCTATTAATGAGATTTATGGTATTGTTGTAGAACACAATAATCATGTTCGTAGCAACAGTATTAATCAAATTGAAGTTACAAGCGAAATTCCTACTACGTTTGAAGATAGTACACTTTGGATTCGTATTCCTCGAAATGAAGAAGATTATATAACAATTAAGATTGAAGCTGTTCCGGTTGATTCTACTATACGAATGATTAATTCGGAAGGTAAAGAATCGGCAGGTGTTTGCAGTGCAAGTCTTGAATGTTTAATTCAAAGTCGTTTACATTATATTGTAGAAAAAGAGAATTACATTACAAAAGATGTTTATGTCGATGTAGGTGTTGAAGATACGACAATTAATGTTGTTCTTACACCTAAGACTAAAAAGACATTAACTGTAAATGCAACTCCTGATAATGCTTTAATTATATTTACTGATAAACCTTCTAATGTAGTTATTGCTCAAGGTACTGGTACTCTTACATATGAAACTTATGACCCGCGTGATATTTTAATTCAGGTTGGTGCAAATGGATATGAAACTTATGAAGAGCGTATTACGTTGAATGAGAATATAATTCGTAATATTACTCTTACAGCTTTACCAGTTGAACAAGGTGCTGTAAGTCTTACGGTGGTCGATAGCGAAACAAAGGCCAAAATAGCCGCATACGTCTATGATAAGGACACGGGTGGTATATTAGGTCAAGTAACAAAAGATACGCCGCTACAACTCACCGGAAATGTCAATACGAGCCGAATTTTGAGGTTTGTTTCGTCGGGTTATATAGAGGTTGAACAACTGGTAACTTATGCAATTCCTACCGCAGAAGTTACTGTTGAAATGGATAAAGTTCCAGTTCAATCTGGTACTATCTATGCAACTGCTGTAAATACTGAATCTACTGCTTTAGACGGTGTTACATTTGAGTATAAGCTCAGTACTGAAAGCGATTGGAAACCTCTTAATAATGATGAATCAATTACTGGTAAATCTGAAGCTGTTATAGCTCCAGTTGGAACAAGTGTTGATTTCCGAGCTTCTAAAACTGGTTATATAACTAACACTGGAACTGGTACAATTAATTCTACTGGTGAACATAGTGTTACTATTGTACTTGAAGAGTTACCGCCTGAACCCGAAGAGGTTTCTGTAACTATCAAGGCTTATGAAATTTATGATGATAATAAACTTTATTTAGCTGCTGATATTAAAGAAATATCAAGTACTGGAACTACTGTTGGTACAACCAGACCTGATGAACCTTTAGTAATCACAAAGAATAAAGGTAGTGTTATAACTTATTATGCTTTACCATTATCTTCTGATTGGTATAATATCGGTAGTGAAGAAGTAGTATTTGATACTGATAAAACAGTTGAGATATTATGTCTTCGTAATAATAACGGCCTTATTAAAGTTCGTACACGGGATGCTTTAACTGGTTGTATGACTAGTAATACTATTTATGATGAAACTGGTAAAAAGATAGGTAACTGTGGTTTATCAGAAGATGGTTATGTTAGTGAAGCTAATCCGATTGGTTTCGAACGTAATTATAAGACTTTAGGTAATACTCGTTATGAAGCTACTGAACCTGCATTGTTTATTGCAGCTAAACCTTCTGAAGCTGTTGTCAATTATATTGATTTACATCCGAAAGAAGGTCAAGATTATATAGCTCTTAAATTTGTAGATTCTGTTACTAAAGTTCCTATTACATCAGGTATTAGTTGTTGGTTTACTTCTACTGTTAAAACTATTGTTACTGATTATCAAGGTATAGCTCATATTAGTGGTACTTATGATTCAAAAGTTGTAATTTTGGTTAGACGTAATGGTTACGTTGAATACAATCAAAGTTATGATAATCTTGCAAATCATAGTGTTACAACTATTGAATTAGTACCTGAACCAGTATTTGAAAATGATGGTATTGACTATATGCAAATAGAAGGTAATGGTATTGAACATCCTATATTTAGGGTTGGTAATGTCGAATCTAATTAACGGTTTAATGATATGAAAGAATTAGTAATTCGCAAAGTATTTTGTGCCTTAAACTGGCCTCCGAAAACTGGTGCTTTTCAGAAGTTAATTACTTTTGTAGTTGAAGGTTTAGCCACTAAGGCTGAATCTTCAACTGTTCAAGAATTACAAACAAAAGTAGAAACTCTTGAAAGTACTGTTAATACATTACAAGAAACTATTACTACTTTAAGTGGTAAAGTAAGTACATTAGAGAGTAATTATACTTCTTTAGAAGGTCGTGTAACTGCTCTTGAAACACCGCAAAGTTAATATTAATCTACAACTATGGCACAACTTAATCTTCTTGAACGAGCTACGGAAGCTGTCGTAATGCTTAATGGTAATCGTCGGCAGGTTCTTGATATGTGGCTTAATGGTAAAAAAGTTTGGCCAATAGATGAACCTGTTGTAGAATTAGCTGTTGATAAAACTCTTGTTATTCTAAATAAAGATAATAATTATCATGAAACCATAACTGTTTTCGCAAATGATACAGCTGAATGGGAATTTGGTAATTAGTTTGTTATTATAGTTAATCGACCAAAAAAAAAACAAATGGCAACTATTCCGAGTTATTTATCATGGGTTCCTAAAACTGGTACTGGAAATGCACAGATTAAGATTAATTCTGTGAATCCTTATACTGGTCGTACTGATAGAAGTACTAAAGTTTCCGGTAAGATTGTCGGAAAGACTAACGCAGTTACAGTCACGGTTCTTGAAAAGGCTGCTGACGAATTTATTACTCCCAATGGTTTAACTATTAATGTTGCTAAAGGTGGTGAAACAATTCATGTAACTGGTAAGTCTAACTCGAAACTTCTTACATTTACATGGAAAACTAACTTCGGTATTGCAAATGTAACATCATTTAAGGTTAATGGTAGTACAACTGCTACGTCTGGTACTGCTATTACTGGTGACCCCGGTGCTACTGGAGAATATACTTATGATGTTACTGTTATTGTACCGAAGAACGAAACTATTAAAGTTCGTTCTGCAACTCTTGAAATCAAGGGTGAAGGTTCGACTATTCTTAAAACTATTACTATTACTCAGGCTCTTGGTGACAGCTATATGTATCTTAATTCGCAGGGTATAACTACCGCAACTGTTACTATTCCGAAGGGTGGTGGTGAGCAGACTCTGAGTGTTCTGTCGAATGACGAATGGACATTCGAACCTGCTGAATAAATTAATTAATCATTTATGAGTGTTATTACTAATAAATGGAATGACGGGAGTGGAGATTCAATTAGTATTGAATCTTCCTCTTTTCAAGGAAATCAGACTGTTAAAATTTCATCACCTGTTCAAAAAGGTACTTCTAAGAGAAGTATGCAGTTTATTGGAAAGTGTAAAAAAGATTCCAGTAAACAAGTTATTCTTACTGTTGAACAAGAAGCATCTGTTTATACATATGATTTAATATTAAGTAGTGATAATACTGAAATTGCCGCAAAAGGTGGAACTGCAAATATTACAGCTGTACTTAAAACGTATCGTAATGGTAATTTAGTTAGTACAGATAATGTTACTCCAGTTCTATCAGGAAGTGCTACTGGATTTTCTATATCTGGTGTTACAGTTACTGCAAGCAATCGAACTACTATTGTAGGAACTGAACGGAGTATTACTGTAACTGGCAAGTTCTCTAATACGTTCGATGGTCAAACTGTTTCTGCAAATATTGTTATTAAACAAGAAGCTAATTCTCAAACATTACGAGAAACAACTAATAGATATACAAGTTCTAATCCTTCAACTGGACAAAATACTGTTAAAGCTAACGGTGGTACGGTTTGGGTTTATACTTTTGCTATATATGATTATACCAGCGGAGATAGTTCTGAAACTAATATTAGTAATGAATGTACCTTTGGTAATGTTACTTTTGGTACATGGGATTCTGCAAAACACGTATGGATTTGTCCTTCTGCTGGAACAACTGTTTATTCAAAAGATAGAGGTACTTCTATTAAAGTAACTTGGGGTTCTAAAAAGACAACATATTATTTATATCAAGAGAAAAATCTTGAAAGTATAAAATCTACATCTGGTGGAGTTTATACTTACGGTGATATTGTAACTGGTGCTATTTCAAATAAAACCATTCCTGCATCTGGAGGTTCTGCTACTGCAACTGCCGGAAATGGTAGTCAAACTTGGAATAAATCTGCTACAATTACTACTTATGAATATACATCTGGTGCTACAAAAGATGTTACTACTGAAGCTGCTTCAAGTGGAACTGCTAATGTTGTTCCGAATGTAGCTTCTATTACTGCTACTGCTTCTTCGAAGGGTACAACTGTTTCAGCTCAAACCACTGTTAAAAGTCAAGTTGTTACATGGTCTGCTAATGGTAAATCTGCCAGTGAAACTATGTATATTTATCAAGAAGCAAATGCTGTAATAGATGATAATTACGATGAACATCTTAGTTCTTATGGTACTCCTGAAATGGTTATTGTGTCTAATCTAATTACTGCTGCTGGAGGTACTGCACGTGCAGCTGGAGTAGTCAGAAATACTTATACTTATTATGATTTATATACATCTGGTAGTACAGTTCCTTATACAAGAACTAAAGCTGGTGTTTATAAAATCGAAATGATTAGTAATGGTAATAATAGATTTTCTATGGATGATACGTATTTGATTACACATTCATCTATGGGAGCTAATGTTACAACTGATACTGCTAAATTTAGATGTTATAATGAAAGTGATAGAACAAAATATGTAGATGACTCTATTTCTGTAAGTAATAGAATTGAGTCATATAATTATGGTTCTTGGAATATTAGTATTTCTGCTAATCCTACTTCTCTTCCAGCAATCGGTGGTACTTCTACAATTACTTCGAGTTGTACTCGTTCTAAAACTCCTGTTTATACATCAGGTTCTACTGGAATAGCTACTACTGAATCTGTAACTCCAACGTTAGCAATTAGTGGTGCTGGATTTACACTAAGTGGAACTACTGTTACAGCTTTAAAGAATAATGTTGCAGCTCGAACTGCTACGGTAACTGCTTCATATTCTGGAGCTACTTCTAAATCTGTTACTATTACTCAATCAGCTAGGCCTGATGGTATTGGTTATATGCAGATTGAAGGTAATGGTGTTGACCACTATATTTTCCAAGTTGGTCGTATACCAAATACTCGTTCTAATGATATTCAAACTTTATCAGAAGAACCTATTGAAGTTGCAACAGAAACTAAATCTGAAAGTTTATTTGCTAAAATTAAACGTATTGTTACTAATCTTAATTAATCAAAAGTTATGGCTTTATCCAAATCTGCTTTGAAAGCAAAGTTTGTTACTGGTGCTATACCAACTCAAACTGATTTTGCCAACCTTATTGATGGTATGTTAAGTATGCCATTGGGGGGGGACTGGTGATACAACAATAAACTTCGGAAAAGGTGATAGTTCCGATAGGATTTTTATTAATGCTTTTCGATATTTTTATGGTGTTGATGAATCATTTTTTCTAATTGGTTCTTATGATGAAACTGAAAGTACAAATCTTATTTCAGTAATTATTAGATTTACAGATAATTCATTAGTTGGTGTTGATTGGAATATTACTTATCATATATTAGACCAATCTGATAGAAGGTCTTTATATGAAGAAGTTGGTGGTATAAATGAAGCTGATGAAGAATCTATTTATAATTGGATTCGAGGTGCTAATCTTCCTTATTATAATATCGAAAACAAATTTAATAATAATCCTTCTCCTCGAACTATCGTTATTAATAATAGCACTTATATTTGTTGGCCTGTTAAACAAAACAATGAATGGTATGTAGGAATTGTGTGGGAAATGGAAGTCGATATGGGTGGTTCAAATAGTCTATATCGTTATTATCCTATGGGTAATTCTCAAACCAAATGGAATGTTTCAGACCAACAAGTTGTTGATGACTTAAAGACAAAATGGAATAGAGCTAACGTTTAATATTAAACTCTAACTGTTATTAGCAATAATAGTTAGAGTTTAACTGATATATGTCAAACTTTAACTATTATTACTATGACTATTGCACAAATTAAAGCTTTTTTTCAAACTGGGAAAATTCCTACACAAGCTGACTTTGAAAATTTGATAAGTAAAATTCCAAACAGTGAATCAACTGGGAAGGGGGATAACACTTTAAGTTTTAGCGACCCTAATTATGCTAATGTACTTGGTTATAGATTTGTTACTATTGGTGATGAAGCATCTTATTTATTTATAGGTTTTTATGATGCAGCTAATGCTACATATTTACCTTATATAATTGTACATTGTAATACCGGTTCACCTTCTGAATTTGGTAATACTCCACCTGTTAAATATACTATTCTTACATCTGAAATGATGCTAGACATGTTCTTACGAGGTGGTGACTTATATTCAGCTAATGATGAAGCACTTGTAGGAGCAATTCCCTCAAATGTTAAGTGGAATTGGGTTGGCTGGTATCATTTATCTAATACACATCGAGTTATTAAAAATGACCTTGTAGAAGAACACTTTTTTATAACAACTGATGGTTCTACAAGAGCTTATTTTAAAGTAGTTTATGCTACTGAAAATGATACGTTTCCTATTGTTTCTGAAGCTATTAGAATAGGTGTATCAGGTGGTGCTATAACTACATATAATTACATTCTTACTTCTATTGCAAATATGAATGCTTATAAAGAAGAATTAAATGCTATTTTAGATTCAGAAGATTTAAGAACTACACAACTGTTGAATTTTATTAATAAATATATGAGAGATATTAATGTTAGAAATTAAAAGTTAAATTAAGTTTGACTTTTAGTTGTTATAAATAATTTATTTAATCCTAAATCAAGTACATCTTATGATTAATTTATTCGTAATACAAAAACAGTCAATCAAATTATGGCAACTAAAAGTCAGCTTAAACAATATTTTGAAACAGGTAAAATACCTACACAAGCTCAATTTGGTGAGTTTATTGATTTTTTCATGCCCCAACCTTCAGATGATGCTGGTCAAAGAAGTAATCAAACTCTGAAATTTGGTCAAGATGATAAAATAGAAAATCCAATTATTAATGGATTACGAACAGTTCATTATAAAGAAAATGATACTAATATCTATAATTTTTGGATTTTTACTAATTATAATGTTAACGATACTGGTATCGCAGTACCGTTATTTATTATGTTTAGAATGAGTGATTCCAATCCGGGTATTCCTTCTTCTAATACTAAATTCCGTTACTATATTCCTTCTGAATTAGAAGTTCAATCTTGGGTTAGTCAAGGTATTGATTGTGATAGAGCTACTGATGAAGAACTTTGGAATGCTTTACAAAACTTTCAATATAAGGATTGGCCCGAAGGTGGTGGTTCTGAATTTCCACGAGTAGCTTATATTGATAGTCAATCTGCTTGGGATAATTGGTATATTAAATTTAGACGAGATAATCCTAATAATATTAACGATGGTAATATTAATAGTCCTATATTAAATCAATTTATTATAGATGACTATTGTTTTATAATTGAAACATCTGAAGAAATTAATTTTAAAACTACTGAAACATTAGAATTTCTCAATTGTACTATTATTAATAATGATACTACTGAAGATGCTATTGCTATGAATTTCTCCGAATGTGTATTCAGAAATTGTCATTTAGATAGTGGTTATCGTATTAGTGGTGGTGAATTTAATAATTGTTTATTATTTATAGATGGAAATATCAATAACGCTTCTATAAATGATTGTAGTTTGCATGGAGGTGGAACTTCATATTCATGTAATATTAGAAAATCAGATGTTAGAGTTATAACGCTTGAAGCTGGAAATGTTGAATATTCTAATATTGCACATTGTATTTTGAATGATTCGGTTTCAGTCAAAGGTTGTAAATTACGTAGTTGTACTATTTATGGTGCAAAATTTAGTTCTGAATTTATCGAAATGATTGGATGTTCAAGTGCATCCAAAAATGCTTTTAATGGTAGCGCAAATGAAATAAAAGGTTTTATATTTGGTTGCGATTTCAGTGGTTTAGAAGGTATTCCCAGTGTTATGAAAGGTGCTCAATGTTGTAAATTCAAATCTAATTTATTATCTTCTGGTGTAATTATGGCTGATTTATTTGACAATAAAAATGCTGCAACAAATGGTATGAATACTGGTGTTTAATTAATATCATAAATTATGATTAAAGTCTATTGTAAATTCCTACCGTTAAAAGGATATTTATGTATGACAATATTATGGTGGTTAATCATACGAACTGAATATAAAGATAGAATTACTGAAATTGTTGAACAACATGAAACTGTTCATAGTTATCAACAAATTACTCTTTTTATTACAAGTTTGTTGGTTAGTATTATATTAAGTCTTACTACAAGTTATTCTTGGTGGGCTTTGCTTGCTACTCCAATATTTCCTTTATTAGCTTATGTTATTAGTTGGATAATTGAAATTATATTACCTCCTTATAACCGAGCTTATAAAGATATTTGTTTTGAAGGTGAAGCAAGAAGTTTAGAATCTGATAAAGATTTTAGAAAGAAATTGTTTCCTTTTAGTTTCTTAAAATATATTCCAAATAAGAAATATGGTGGTCGATGAAATTGATGAATGGTAAATGGAACAACTCGTAGGATATTTCGTTGAATTATTCAGTACTCATTTCGATTTATCATTTATGCTTTGTGTGAATGTTTTAACATACATACTCATTAAAGTAATAGATGATATTAATGGTGATAAATCTGTTGGCACATGGACTAAACGACTGGTTATGCTAATTAGTTGTTTTGCTATTGCCGCAGGATATATAGCAGATGGATATGAAAATACTACAATTCTTATTAATTCTGCTATTCTTGCACCAGTTGCTTGGAGTTGGATATTCAAACCGATTCTAAAAAAGATTGGTGCTGATTATAAACAAAATCATTAATTAATTAAGATGATTACTACTATGGCATGTGGTGGAAAGAAAGGTGGTAAAAAGACCACTGGTAAGAAAGTAAAGAAATAAATTGTTAGTAATATAACAATTTATATTGTTAAAGATTGAATTGAAATGGTGAGAGGTGTTACTAATGTAGCACCTCTTTTTTATAGTGAATATGGTGGGAAATCGACTATTTTAACGTATATTTGTTAGTAGCCCAATATAATATACCTATTAATATTAATCCTCTTATACGCCTATCTATGTTCGATTATACAGCTATTATAGTAGCTATAATAACATCCATAAGTACGATTGCTGGTATTTATCTAAAAGAATGGTTATTTCCTAAACGTAAAGAACAAAAACTTACTATTGAAAAAAGTAATTGTTATATAGAACTTGATAAGATATGTGCTTCTATTCGAGATACTATTCACGCTAATGCTGTTTATATTGCTTATTTTCATAATGGCGGTCATTTCATTAATGGTGTAGAAATGGATAAATACACTGTTGTTGGTGAAGATTATGATTGTTGTGTAGTATCTTATAAGAAATCTTTTAAGGATGTTCTTGTTAATAATTTTCCTTATTTATTTCATAATCTTCTTGTTAGAAATCGTCATTATTGTAATGATGTTAGTAAATATAAGTTTCAAGATAGATGTTATAAAGATGAACTTGAAAGTAGAGGTATGAAGTCTGCTTATACTTTTCTTATTAAAGACCCTATTAAAGAAACACCTATTGGTTTTATTTCTCTTGAATATAATATCGTAGAAGGATTTAATCCTGATGATGAAAAATATATTTGGAAAAAACAAAATACTATTGCTAATCTTTTGAATCTAAATAAGTAAGATATGGGAACACTTAATCAATATGCAGCTCGTATTGCAAACATGGTTAATCAACCTAATAATCACGAACTTAAAGAACGTGTTAAGGATATGATTAAAACTATGTTTGCAAATCGTATCCGACAAAGCGTTGAGAAAAATGGAATAGATGATATTCTTAAACTTACTTTTATTGCTCCTGTTGAAGAGTTGAAATATAGTGATATTCTTCCTACTGAATATCGAGTTGCTAATAAAATTAGATTGTTAGGAACAAAGTACAAAGTTCCTACACCAGTGCGCATACAAAGTGATGCGCCTTTTGCGTTTGTAGGTGATACTGTTGGTAATGGATATATGTATGAGAGTTCTATTACATCTCTTAAACTACGTCAAAGTGGGCGTCCAACCTGCTCTCCCACCGGGTATCCACGAGCTTATATTATATTAAACGGTCATATAATTATTGCTGAAAAAGTTGGTACAAAAGATATTGATGATAGACGACCAATTAATGAAGTAATGATTACAGGTATATTTGAAAATCCTGATGAAGTTCTTTCGTTCTTTAAGAATGAAGATGGTCAAGATATTGAATTACCTTTACCTAATGATATGCTTGAAGGTATAATTCAAGAAATACTTAAAACTGAATTTGGTATTTATCCTCAAGATTTGGATATTAAAACAAATAATAATAATCCTACTATTGCTCAACGTGGTAATGGTCAAGATTAACATCATGTTTCTATCATTATGGTTGATAACGAATATTATTGGAGAGATTTCGTTAAAGAAGTTCAAATACAACTTAATTCTTTAATTAAACAATTACATCTTGCTTATGAACGACGCAATGATTGTATTTATAATATCAAAGATAATCTTGCTAAATATCAAGAAGCCGGTGTTGATGTTTCGGTAGTATTCGATATTGATAATCGTAGTAAGATTTATTTTAATAAGAAACAAGATGTTCTACTTGGTACTAAACTAATGAGTTATATTCGTAGTTATAATTACTTAGTTTATGAACGTCTTGATAAACTTGATGATGATATAGAAACTCTTGCTGCTCTTAAAGAATTACCTTCTGAAATGTATATTTATATGCAAGATGAAGTTAATAATGAGATAGCTAATTTACTATGTAAAGGTAATAATTATTCTTTTGGTAGTTCTGTAGGTTACGTTTATGTTTACTATAAAAAGACGATGCCCGGTGATGTATGTAGTGTTGTCGATTGGGGTGCTACAAAAGACTTAAAAAAGAAATTGTTAGAACAAGGTATTAATATACGAACTGCTGATAATCCAAATGGTATTCCTTATTTCATATATTATGATTATGACTGGTGCATAAAAGCTGTATATCATAAAGTTAAAGGTCGAATACCGCAAAGTGTTTATTACAAATTCAAATTTGGTCACACAAGTAGTGCTTATGAAAATGGTGAAAAAACTATTGACAGAACACCTTTTGCAATGAAAGGTAAAACTGTTGATGAAATTGCAACAAATCGAAGACTTAATTGTTTCAATAAAATTCTCGCAATTTGTTTTAATCATCCTGACGAAGCTATTAAACTATATCGAAATAATCTTCCTAAACAAAATAATGCTTTATGATTGATAATAATATATTTATTAGTAGTGCTACATTAATTCCAGATATGTATAACGATTATAATATACAAAGTGATGATTTTGTAAGTCGTTTTCCTATTTGGATTGCAAATGCTTTGGAAGAACTCAAATTCATTCAAGCTTATGTTGATATAGAAAAAGATATTGAATTTGATGACCATCGTTGTCAATTACCGTGGGATTTCCGTGGTATAATTGACGTCATTATAAATAACAAAAAAGCTGTTCTTAAAAATTCAGCTGAATTTAACAAAGATACTATTACTGAAAAAGTAACAACTGTTCCGACATATACTCCTTATCCCGGTATTCCAAATGCAGATATAACAAGTCCCGGTGATAAAAATAATAGTTTTAATCATGCTCCTGTTGATAAAGAACAACCTTATTATTACATTAGTAATAACTGGATTCATACTAACGTTGATTATGGAACTATTCATTTAAGATATAGAGCTTTGCCTGTTGTTTATGACAGTATTATAAATATGGATGTTCCTCTTATTTATAATAACGGCCCTCTTAAAAAATATCTTAAACTTTATGTTCTTAAACAAATGTTATTAAGAGGTTATAAACATCCAGTTGTAAGTCTTACAGCAAATAATCCTTATACAAATCCTGCTATAGAACTCGATAGAATGAGAATACAAGTTCGAGTTTCTTGTAATAAATTTAGTAACGACCGTCGAGAGAATATTGCTACTATTCTTCGTACATTAGAATAATAAAAATTATGAAAGTTTTAGGTCTTGATTTAGATAATTCACCTCATATTGCACAAGATAAATCTTTGCGATATGCTAAAAATATAACTATTGATAATAAAGGTCAAAGCTATTTTAATGAAAGAGGATTTGATTTCATAGGTGAATTAGATGATATTCTTGAAAATCATCCGACAAATCAGCATATCATTCCTTATATTTATAGTGATGCCGATAATCACAAATATAATATTATAGGTACAATTCCAACTAATGTTGGTGTTGTACTTTTTTGCGTTGTAGAACACTGGAATAATGCGGATAAATTTGATTTACAAACTAACGACGCTATTATATATCTTAATCTCGATGATAATAATCCAACTGTAAAACGTTGTCTATATAGTACATCTGGTGCATTTGGATTCAGTATTGATAGACCAATTCATGGAGATTATATATAT